AATACTGATCGAACCATCTGCAGCAACAGTAGTAGAACCTGTGACGTCACCAGTAAGAGCTACTGAATCCCCTGAATGTGTAATCGCCGAGAGTTCTGAGCCGTCTAGTTTATCTGCGTCTAAACCTGACCCAGATCCATCATTACTTGTATTGAACGACTTTCTGTATAATGGCATTAGGTGATCTCCGTTACTAGCGCAGCCCCGTTAGCAGCAGCCCATATTCCTGTAATAATACCGTTGTATTTTGCTGGGACTTCATAATAATCATCAGGTTGCATTTTAACTGTAAATGAGGAAGCTGAAGCCGAAGAACCAAGTTTGACATAAAGAATCTGTGTGCTGTTATTGTAAACAGTACAACCTCTCCTCAATGTATTAGCTGCCTTTAAGGTTACGACTGTAGCAGAAGAGGCAACTGACGTCACGCTAGAAGTATCGGCACCCGCTTCAACCGTCCGCAGCGTAGTTGTTCCGGTAGTACCAGAATCCTTAGCCCAAGCCTCGATGTTATTCAGTGATGTATCAATAGCCGCAGTAGAAACTCTGATAGCATCAATGTCTGGAACCATCAAAGCGGTATCCGCCAGGATCTCGTCCAGTACAGCATTATCTGTTGCTGATAGATTTGCTGTGACTGTACCGTCAACGGTTATTGAACCAGAATTGTCTGAAATATTGACATTCCACGTACCAGATTGAGTAACAGCACCAATAACATTTGAACCAGTAGGAAGTGCTGAGGCAATATCAACATTACCGATATTATTGTCCCCAGCTGGTAGAGAAGCTACAACGTCGACCTGCATCTCATTACCGGAGATAGCATTATCGATTGTTTCAACCGCAACTCTAATAGCATCAATGTCTGGAACCATCAAAGCGGTATCCGCCAGGATATCGTCCAGTACAGCATTATCAGTTGCTGATAAGTTAGCGGTAACAGTCCATGACCCAGATTGAGTAACACCGCCTATAACATTAGAGCCAGCTGGGATAGAAGAAGCTAGGTCAACATTACCAATGTTATTGTTACCAGAGGGGAGGGACTCAGATACTGCAGTTCGTAGCGAACCCTGAGTTGTTAAGCTCAAGGCGTTGTCTGTACCGTTAGTGTATGCTGGCGCAGCTGTTGTAACTGATCCATAAGGTTTATTGAGGAAGTTGGAAGCTGTTGATTGTTGAACAGTAATTGTCTCAAGAGCTTCAAGGGAAACTGTGCCAATATCAACCGTGCCAGGAATTGTTACAGAGATATTCTCGAGAGCTTCAAGAGACGTTGCCCCTAGTTCAACTGTACCTGTAACAGTAGCATTCAAGTTTGAGGCTGTCGCCTGAGTTACCGTCGTGGTCCAAGTTCCGGCTTGATTAACCGAACCTATTGTGTTAGAACCAGCCGGAATAGCAGAAGCTAAGTCAACATTACCAATGTTATTATTACCAGCTGGAAGCGAACCGACAACGTCCACCTGCATTTCGTTTCCAGAAATAGCGTTGTCGATTAATTGTACCGCAGTTGCTGTATTCGCAGTATTGGTTGCGATTGAATCTAAGACGGCATTATCGGTAGCTCCGAGGTCAACCGTCCAATTACCTTCTTGTAAGGCTTTGGTCTTATCTACGCCTATGTAACTCATATTATGTTATCTCCAACACGCTGATAACAGCATCAACTGATATGGTAGAAGTAACAACTATTGTATCCGTGTCGATCATAACCAACTTTTGGTCACCACCGATCACCACCACAGCAGAACCAACTGGAACATCAGCACCTTTTATCAAATAAGTTCCATTCAATTGTACGTCAACCGAAGCATCCGAAGCGCCTGTGTTAGCAATCGAAAGACCTATGACTGTAGTTGTAGTTGTAGCAGTCAACACAGTTGTCGCAGTAGTAATTCCTGAACCTGTGTACCTTGTAAATGTATTTGCCATCTTATTACCCTAATGCTATAGCCATAGCTGTTGCATCGTCTATTGTTGCAACATTCACTGAATTGACTGTAAAACTCGGGGCTTCCAGATTTCCGGAAAGGGTTCCCCCAGTTAAATCTAATTTAAGTTGCTGAAGATCGATGAAGTTCTGATCGACCTCAGCGTTAGTAAGAGGAGCCCCCTTATTGGTAACCCCAGTCGCGTCTGTTTCGCGTGTTTTGATTGCCATTAGGAAGCCCCTATACTATTAGTTGATTGTAACAGTCCAAGTGATAACTAGAGTATCGCCTGAGCCTTTTGTTACTGAACCGAAAGTTGTACGACAAAGCATGATACCACCAACAACTGAATCTACAGTCGTAGCAGGGGTAGCAGCATTGAAAATACCAGCTTCCTGAAGCACGCCATCACCAACGCCTGGAGCGAAAGTACATTCGTATACAACTTGGTTATTAGTAACAGTACCGCCAGCAGTTGCTAGTGCTGTACGTGAACTAGCTACTTCAGCAAGTAGGTCAGTTTGAGCTACATCGCCTACAGAACCACCGTTAGTACCAACTGCCATATGAGTCATCTGAGTAGTGATACCAGTGTCTTTCATACGAGCGGCAATCCACTCTTTACCAACAGTTACAACTGTGTTAGGAATATGAATTTCTTCCTTCAAGTTGCCGTCTGGTCCGATAAGCTTGACGTCAAGTTCGCCAGTAGCTTTTAGAAAATCGTTAATCATTATGGGTTTCTCCATTAAAAATTTGTTTAAAACATGCGCATGTTGTTGTCAACATAATACTATTTATACTGTAAATGTTCCGCCAGTGTAAACTTCAGCCCAGTATGACATATCTTCGGAATACCCTTGATATATGCCACTAGTTGTGTCCGAAGTTGTTTGGACAGATACTGGCACCAAGCCAACATTTAATGTAGCGTTATCGCTAGAATTTCCAGTTTGAGACTGGTAACTAGTCACGAACTCTTTCTCTGGGAAAGATTCTACAGAAGGTTCCGATGAAAATATCTTCGTAAGTTCAAATATGTCAGAGTCTGAGCTAACAGCTATAGAAGATTCTACTTTGCCTATGCCCATTGAATCTATAGCAGAAGAAGCTGAACTCGAAGAAGAGATAGGTTTCCTCAATTCCATAGAATTAAGGGAAGAAGCCGTAGAAGAAGAATCTAGATTAGTATCTAAACTAAAGATTAACGAAGATATTGCCGAAAGTTCTGATGAAACTTCTTTAGATAAAGACAGATTACTATCGTCGGATGCGCTTGCTGGGCTTAAATCAAATTTGACACCAAACGCCAAAAGGTCTTCAACCGTTACAGAGGAAGATATATCTTTTGACAACAACATAATATTATCGTCAGTATTTACAACAGAAGAAGATTCCGTTGACCTAAAGTCCAACGCATGAGTCGATTCAGCCCCAGCAGTAGAACTGGCCACAGGCTTCTGATATTCAATTTCAGCTAAACTAGCAGTCGTAGTAGTTTCTGCTATCGGTCTATTAAAATTAAATATTTGCGTTGAATCAGCGACAACTGGATCGTTTATTGACTTTTGAACTTCTAATACATTTATATCAGAAGGGTTTATCGTCTCAGGGAAATCCCTTACAGCATTGAATATCCTAACAAACTCGTCTGAGGCGCTCGTGTTAGAAGAATTCTGTGTATCGTTGAATTGATATTGTAATCCATCAGTAACGCCTATCAAATCTAAAGCATTAACGTCACTAAAGAAAACCTTGGTTAAGTCAAATATATGCGAATCAGAAGGCGACGTCGAAGATTGCTTAGACAATATAGGTTTCAATAAAGCAACAGAAAGCGTTCCATCAGTCTCGTCGAATAGAGGTTTTCCGTACGCAAGTTGCGCCAAAGAATCTGGGGTTATATCATCAAATTTTGGGGCACTGACTGAAAATATATTAGAGTCATCAGTATTTGCGGTATCAAATTTTGGCGCAGTTATTCTGAGCGTGTTTAGGTCTGACGATTCAACTTCATCAAATTCAGGTTTAAAGAGCTCGAAGGTTTCAACATCTAAAGATACCGCAGAACTATCGATTTCCTTAGAGAATAAAAGTGTATTGACGTCTTCTGGACTTGAATCGCTTGCCAAATCCGGTCTAACGAGGTATAATGTAGTTAAACTGTCAGAAACAATCTCCGACGAAACATCCTTCCCTTGCCCAAATATTATACTGTCTTCAGCGGATGAAGCGCTTGTAATTTCTTTTAAGAAGTTAAGGTTGCTGAGGTCAATAACAACATTAGAACTGGACGGCAGAATTTTACGAAAGCCGCCTTCAACCAATAATGAACTTATTACATTTTCATTTTCAATGTCAGATAAAAGAATAGGGTCATTATATTCTGACGAGCTTTTTATAGATGATGAAACGTCTACGGAAGCGCTCGTATTACCAAATGGATTTAGAACCTCTAATGCTGCCTTAATCTTTTTGATAGACATGGGTTATCTGGTGACGGTAGGTGTTACAGTAACAATCCCTTCGATTGCTCGATATCTTCTGCCATCAATATCTTCAACATAAAGGTCGTAAACATACCTTCCAGGCTTTAACACCATAGTCTCTTCATCCGTCAATGATATAGCGACTTTGCCTTCTTCTGGGGTTACAATATCACAAGTGAATATCGCAGCAGGCGATTGGGAAGTAGGAGACCTCCTCATTTGAGCTTCTGCCGTGTAATCTGTTAAGACGAATGGGTTTCCAGCATCGTTTGAGATGGTGATAATGGCTCCGAACGTAGAACCTTGATCGATTATTAGATTTCTGATTGTTGCCATCGAATTATTCTCTAAAGTTTTTAATATTTATACTTTACTTTTCATTAAAGTCGTAGTATAATAGAACTACTGTTCGGGGCGGGGTGAATATAAGGGGTCTTTCGACCCCTGCTACGCTATTAGATTTTAGATTTAATATCGTTTACTTCAGCACGTAGTTCATTAATTGCCTCAATCAAAAGACCTACCATATTGGCATAAGCAACACCCTTATAGCCATCTTCACCTTCACTTACAGCTTCTGGTAGAACCTTTTCGACTTCTTGAGCGATTACGCCTGTTTGACGAACATTGCTACCTTCCTTCATAAAGGTGTAACCAGCAAGCTCAGATACTTTATCCAACGCATTATCTATACGCTTAATATCAGTCTTCAAGCGTTCATCTGAAGATTCGATCAAAGCGCCAGTCGCTAGAGTCAAGTCTCCGGTATCAATATCAAAAGTGAACCTTGTAGCGTTTGAGCTATTACCATCACGTAGATACCAATTCATACCGTTATTGATATCGGTGTAGAAGTTACTTCCATTACAGAATATTTCAATATCAGAACCTGAACCAAAATTAGCATTGACATTATCATTAAATATTAAAGCGCCACTGGTTTTAGTATCCGCTGTATCTGAACGTAATAAAGAAGAGGCATGGACACCGTCTACAGTATCGGCATCTAGTGTCGAACCTGACCCATCGTTACCCGCATGCCATATTTTACTGCCCTTCCATTCGAAGAAATCTTTGTCGATGTAGAGAAGCTCAGTATCGGCATCTTCAGCTGTTGTGTTATCGTGAGATATTATCAACGCGCCAGGATTACCATTTTCAAGGTAGTCAATGAGGTTAATATGACTTGTAAGGGTTGGAGTATGCCCACCGAGAGTGGCGCTACTAGCACGGCTTCCGCCATTTAGTATAGCAAGACCGCCACCAAAACCAGGGAACTTAAGCTGTCCATGCCCAAGTTCCATTGCCACACTAAAAGCCTGCAGGCTGCTTGAGCTTGATCCTGAAGGTATAACAGTATTGAACTGGTATTTTGAACCAACCGCAGTTCCGGTCCCTCGACCTGTGCGGAAAACTATGTCGCCGCCTGTCTTGTCCGTTCCAACCGCATCTTCACCATAAATTGTTGAAGCTTGACCGTTTGCCGATGACCCAGCTGCTTGTCCGCCAAATACCCTTAATTTACCAGCATTTAGGGTTAAGTCGCCTCTCCCCGAGTATATGTTAGCATCCGCACTACCAACAGCATTTAGAGATATACCACCCCTATTTACAACAATTCCGCCACTAGCGTTGGCAGCAAAAACTAGTTCGAGAGGATTTGTTGTGCTGCCTGAAGATCCAGAATAGGATGAGTATACTTTAAAATCACCGCCAAACTGAGTACCAGTACCCTGCCCGCAGTTGACTATAACATCAGCGCCACCTTGGTTAGTGACACCTGATGCGCTACTAGAGGTGATGGTTACACTACCACTTTCTGCTCCGTCCGCACGACCACCGTCGAGCAATATTTCTGCATTCGTCCGACTTGTTGAACCGGAAGAATTGATACCAGCACCAGCAGCGATATATGCCGCACCGCCTTTAGGGGTAGTATTTGGGTCTGCCCCACTAGCTTGGATAAGGGCTCCTGAGCCACCATTAATACCTACTCGGGTGCGTCCGCCAGCAATTGAGGAAGAACCACCAGTCGAGTACGCATCAGTTATTACAATCTGCCCTGCGCCATGATTCCTTGTTGAATCAATGTTTTTCCCGCCATTAATACTTAAGTCTGACGCTACAGTAGTTCCGGTTGTATCCGGAACTTTAATGTCAGTGATATAAATCGTATCGTCTAGGTCAATAGTCAATGTGTCAGTAGCGCTGGCGGCTGTTGTTATAGAATTCCCGCCAAGGAACTTGGCATTGTTTCCGGAACCTATAGTTTGAGACCCTGAATCACCAGACAACGTCCAAGAAACATAGTTATCGAGGGTTGGTAGTGAAGGAATAGTAACAGTCTTAGTTGTTGCGGCTGTTACGTGACCTTGCGCGTTGACAGTTATCCCAGAGATAGCCGTGAATGTTCCACCGAAGGATGGCGCTGAAGTAGTGGTCCCAGTTAGGTTACTTGATACATCATCATGTTTAACTGTAATTGTTCCAGCAGAATGTGACGTGGTTATCACATTTCCGCCAGCAACTGTCAATGTATCGCTGGTTTTTAGCGCAGTACTTCCGGCTCCGTCTGAAGTGATAGTTATGGAAGTATCTGAACCTGGACGGAACATGTTGTATGCTTTAGCCGCTCCGGATGTTCCGCTTATATCCTGGAAAACCCAACGGTCAGCGCTTTCATCCCAATAGATTGAAGTGTTAGTTCCAGTTCCGCGCTCAACTTCAATGCCCGCATCGTTCGCGTCGACTGGAGCATCGGTATATTCGGAATTTAACAGGATCTTTCTATCAGATACATATAAGTCAGTAACGTTTATGCGATTTATATCGCCCGTTACAAGGAGATCTCCGCCAACTGTTAGGTTGCCACCAACGTAGTTTTTAACGTTGTCAGGGATGTATAAGCCGTATGTATTGGCGTTAGATAGATCGGTTATAGTACCATCGAAATCGCCATAGAACAACGCTGTGAGTGAAGAAGCTGGAGTAGCATTGTAGTTATTTGTTATTCTTGACAGTGTACCAATAACATTTGTTGATTGAGCAGTTCCCGCCTCAAGTACAACATTGTTCATCGCACCGTAGATGTTGATTCCAATATCTGCGTTCGTACCTTTCTTAGAAACAACTACTTGTGTACCATAAACGTCGGTAAAGTTGTCTCCGGACAAATCGATGCTGACCTTTGTACCATAAACCGCAGATATAGCATTGTTACCTTGGTTTAATGATAGGTATGTGTTATCACCAATAACTAGGTCAGAGTCACCAGTTACTGATATATTCTTATCAATACCATAGATCTGATGTTCGTTTGCGGTAGTACCGCCAGTCGCCGAACTATCAATGTCAATGAATATAGACTTGTGAGCCCTGTTGCCTGTGAAGGTAGTTGAGCCACTCATATTGTGGTCTATTGTAAGACCAGTGAAGTTGTTCTGCGAAGCATTATCGGTAAAGGTTATTGTTGAAGGCGAAGACTTCGAAACCCTATTTGAGACATCTGTTTCCAGCTCAATAAGGTTTTCGTCCATCTCGATAGTATTCAATGGGGTAGTTTTAAAGGTATATCCTGTTGTATCGGATATAGTCCCAATTTCCGCCTCAATATTTGCCTTTGAGTTTCTTAAAGTTAAATTTGCCATTCAGTCTATACCTTTTCCAGTAAATTCTTCAGCAAGCATTTTATCTCGCTTAATTCTGTCTTTAGGTTATTTATATCCTCTTCAACAGCTTTTGCGCGTTCGGCTCGAGCTTTTGCGATTTTATATTCCTCGACAGCTTTTTGGTATGCCTCTCTATCAGTATTGATTATGGCAGTGGAATTAACGTCGCGCCCCAGATCGGGGCGCTCCTTTACTGGTAGTATTTTATTTTTCATATTATACCGCCAATGCTATTGCTCGTAAATTCTTCAATTGAGGAGGACGAGCAGAGTTAGTACCATTCATCTTGATCTTAACAGCAAAAGAGATAAATTCAGGAAGTTCGTCTTCTGTGAACTCATATTCTTTGTAAGTCAAAAGATCGCTTACTGGCAATACATTTTTATCAGGACCACCAGTTCCGTTGAAGTAAGTCCAACCGATTTCATCGAAGTCAGTAGAGTCATCAGAACGTAGAATCTTGTACATAACTTGAACTTCAGCAGAAGCATCTCGAATAATATCAAGAAGTACCTTGATTGAAGTTGCTGGAGTTTCTAGCTGAACTCGTTTAGTAATGTAGATAGATTCGCCGCTATCGCCTTCTGGCTCAGTTGCTTCAACAAAACTTTCTGCTGGGAACACATCATTAGCACTCTTAATGTTATCCAAACGGTTAGAGTACGTGGTGATAGATTTACGCTCAAGGTCAACGACTGGAGATAAGTTATCTACAGTAGATTGAAGAGTGATGCGGGTTCTGAACGTCTTATTGCCGCCAGCTGATTTAGCTTCGTTAGTAGTCGAAGCAATCATATGCGGATCAGCGAACTCAACACGATCACCGACAGTTGTTTCAAAGTATCCTGTGCTTATGTATGGCGCCTGATTGCCGCTCGGTGAAGTAGCCGTTACCATCTGTAGTTCTGTGCGAACAGAAGTTTCAGGGTAATTGATAATCGGTATCATCAACTGATAAGCGTCAGCCATAGCATTAAACGTTGCTCTCACTTCCCTTTCGCCACCGATATTCTCAGTGATAGAAGGAACTGCGCCAGAATAAGAATCAACGTCTGAGATGTCAATTGTGTAATAATCCAGACCATGGTCGATAATTTTATGCGTCGCATTAATATCTGACAATGGTATTCCATTATATTCATAAAGCTCAACCGGAGATCCAGCGTACAAAGAACCGTCGCCATTAACATCTATCAATGGGAATGTTAATGCTAGTGTCCCGAATAGACCACGTTGAGTAGCTGTAATCTTGTAGCGAGTCTGACCACTAGTCGGTTCAGTATCCAAAGAAACAGTACCTTTGATAATCTCAGGTTGTTCTTCAAACTGAGCCAAATTGTATATTTTAAAGTAGTGTTCAGTCACTGTATCAGTAGGGTCTGGCATTCCATTCCAAGGAGATGTCACAGTAGTTGCGTCACCCACAAAGAAAGAAACTCCGGAAGATACTGAGTCGATTTCAGTGATCATCTGTTGAACTACGTTAGAAGACAAGCCAGAGAGCGTCACATAATCGCTACCGCTGTACATACCGTGGTCGCTGTGATTAACTTTCACCACAGTGCTTCCAGCAGTAAGAGATATTGGGTTAAAGTTTCGAATTTGCTCGACCATTTTATCACTATCGTTTTCTAGGACAATAGTTGCAGGCTGAGAAATATCAAACTTGGCGCGATATACTCTAAACTTGAGGTCTTCATAATCATAAGCAGTCCAAGTTGAGTTGTTCTGCGATTTAAACAACACACCAAGGTAAGGCTGTTCAGAAATCGTACGACCATTAGTATCCTTATCACCCATTCGACTAATCCAAGTCAAGTATTTGTCGGAATCGGTCCAAAGTACAATAGCAACTTCTACGTTCTGAGGTAGGTAGATCGGAGAATCGAATACGAAACTCGTACCAACTTCACCTTTCAATGGGTCAGTATATACTTCATCAGGAGTAAGAGTCTTAGACGCCATTGGAAGAACTTTGGTTGTTGGGTAACCATTAACCATCTCGCGAAGTTCACATGTTACTGGTAGGCTAGGGTCTTTACTATGGAAGAATACTTCAACCTTAGTGACGAACTCGCCACCTTCAGTAGAAGGCATGATTGACTGAGCTAGAGGGTCCCACCAACCAATTTGGGTAGTAGTTCTGTCAACTACTCGAGAAACGTTCACCGTTTCACTGACGTCCCTAGTTGTCACAACACCGTTACGAGTGGCTGTGAAAGTTTCTTGGCGCGTTTCCAGAATACCTTTAGCAGTATATGGAGCCTGAGCGAATGTTTCAACACCTTCATCGGCATTAGTCGGAGATGAAGATAGGCGGAACAGACGTTCACCTGTCAAGAACGCAGGATTACCAGCTATAGTAGAGTCAGGGATTGTGAATACACCAGCAACTCGACCGGCACCGTCAGTAACCAGTGCGCCATCGTCGAGAGAAATATTATCTGGAGATATAAACAACTCTTCTGCAGCACCGCTTGAAGAAACGCCACCGCGCATCTTCCACTCAACCACGATATCATGTCTAGAGTTAGATGCATAGGCTTCAGATAAATTTGAACGGTTGGAGTCATAGTTTACAACGCCATCGAACAAGTTTTTAGCTGAACCAGACTGGTCGGCAAGTTTAGAAACCCCTGGGTATCCTCTAATGAAACTATCGTACCATGGTACGATCCATTCCCAACTCTTTTTCGATATATTGAAAGTGGAAGTAACTTCAGCGCGAGTAGGGTTGTCCAACAAGTAGTAGTTTGGATCAGTGCCTTCTTCAGCTTCAGCAGGGTTTTCCAATACAGCATAAGAACGTATTTCACTTAACTGAACGGAAAGGTACTCAGTGTAAGCGCCACCATAGCTGCCGTCTGAGGCAGGGATGTTCATGTTACGACGGTTAACAAGTACGCGGAAGTAGACCAACCCGTTCTCGTTTGGTTCTACATAGCTATCTGTTCCCAGATTAAACGCAGCAACATTGTATCCATTAGGAGAAGCGACACCGCCTGAGTTTTCGGAAGCTACACGCCCAATCAGACGCCAATCGTCGTCTGGGTTCTGTTTCCATTGTAGGTATATTGTATTAACAATTCTGTTACCGTCATAGAAGATCTCGACTTTAGATATCTTAGTCCACTTCTTATCGCCGACAGTAGCAACTTTCACTGCATTAGGATCTATAGGTTCATACGCGCCAGTAGCACGTTGTACATAATTGCTAACATTAACTTTATCGAAGAATGGGTAAACACGAGTGAACGGTTTAAGACCATTTGCTTCAAAGTAGATATCGCGAGAGCGCATGTATGGGATAAGTTCAGATGACAACAGAGCATCGCCTTGAGACTCAATATCGATCTGCTGCACTACCTGAGTAGAAACACCAGTCCGCGTTGCGGTACCAGTTTCTGTAGTAGTTGTAGTTCTCAATATTCGACGTGGGGCACGCGCACCGTTAGGACCATTACCGAACTGTGTTTCTCTCCATTCCGTGGAAGATGTTGTGGTATTTCCGCTCCATTGTAGTGTTGGGGCATCCCAGATTGTACCAAGGGCATTCGCGTTCTGAGCCAAAACTGTATTGAAGTTACCTTCCTGGTTGATTGTAATATCAGGTAGGCGGTTAATTTCAAACCATTCGTCAGAAGAAGGTTCTAATTTAACTCGTCCAGCCCAAGAGAAATTCAATACTGGGTTTAGGTTTTCAATACGAGAAGCATAAACCTGTTCTATAGAAACAACGTTTTCGTAATCGAGAGTAGCGATATTGCCAGTGACCTTGTAGTTAGATCCTTCAAGATCATTTTCTGTCAATGCTATATTTCGCATCGAATACTTAGGTCTCAAAACTCGAGAAGACATGTCCATAGCACAGCGGTAATCGCGAGCTAGAACGTCACCAGTCGCATGACCAGCAAAGTTATCAACTACAAATCCAGATTTAAAACGGTCTAGACCGTTCGCGTCTTTAACCTGTAGAGAAGCAGCGTCTTTTTCAAGTAGAGTCAAAGAAGTGTAATATTCAAGGGTGCTGATTCGATCTTCAAGGCGACTAATATCCTTCATTGTATAACGTTTATGTCTAGTCTTTTTAACAAGGACTTCATTATAAACATCAGAAGCATAAGGAGCCATGTCGATATCAATCAAGCGGATAGCATTCTCTATATCAAGAGGACGGTTAGGTTGTTCGCTTGGTATACCTTTTACGTGGACGAATTTACCTTTCTTAGTCAAGAAAATTGAATCATTCCTACGCAAATAGTATTCATAATCGTACAAGAAGTTTGAGTTATCTGCAGGAACTAGGCTTACAGAAGACCCCAAGCCTGAGAAGTTACGGTTATTGAAGTCCAAAGAAGGCGCATTTACGTATTTGAATCCGCTAGTCCCATCCACCGCAGTAATAGCGTCAGCAACACGTGGGCGGAAGTCAACACAAGATTCTAGGTCATAGTTACCGTCAGGGTCACGAGTTTCGGTATCAACGCGAGTCGAGTTATACTGAGGGATCTCAGAGTAATCAACAGAACCGAAGTAAGAGTCGACAGTAAAGAAATCGCCAGTACCATGAGAGAACGATTTAAACAATACAACAACATCGCCAGTAGGTTTGAACGAAACGTTCTTCTTAACAAGTTTTGCTATATCGTATATGTTATCGCGCTGTCCAGTGTCAAGAAGGAACTGGCCAGTAATATTAGTACTTCCCTTTTCGTAAGAAGTGACGTTGAAAGTGATACCGCTCGATTGGGCAGTAACTAACTCGCCAGCAACGAATCTGGTGTTACTCTGAGGCACAACTCTTAATGTACTATTGACATTTTCAATGTACATAGCAACTGCGCCAGAATCTTCACCTACAAGGAGCTCGCCTTGCTGGAACTGACTTCCAGACAAATTGTTGTATACGATGTTCGGAATAGTAGGGGCAGTTCCGACAGTACCAGAATCATACACAGCCAACAACTTATAAACGTCAGCAGTACCAAGAGACCAATCTCTATGGTTTGTGCTAGTACCATAGTCAGCAACTCCAGAGATGTTACGGACCAATAGTTTATTGATTGCTGCACTCTTAGATTTCGGAGCAGCATTGGTTTTGGTGTAAGTTGCGATTACTTTTACTGGTACAGAAGAACCAGAACCGATAATGCTAACTGGTACATTGATTTCAATTTTGCTGCTACCAGTATCGGCACCAGTAATTGACACACCAGCATTTTCCATGTTAACATAATCGCCAGCAGAAGCAGAAGCCCCAACACCAGGATTTAATACAACAACTTGGTAGTTGTAGTTGGATTCAGCAGAGAATCTACCTGCCGCGCTTATTGAAATTTTACCTTCATTAGCAGATTCAACGAATTCTTCGCGAACTGTAGCCGCAATTGTATTTACGTTGATTCCGTCTGGTTTAAGCGTTGAGATGTAATCGGTAGCAAGTTTGCGAACCAAGATGTTTTTATCTTGGTCGTTCAGTACTGAACGTCTGCGATAAGCAGCGACAGAAGATACGCTTACATCTGGTAGTCCGTCTGGGTTTTCGGTAGTAGTTGATGTTGCGGCATCAATTGTCAAACTGGTGTTAGAATTAATCTGAGAGATATAGAATATCTGATTAACGCCACCAGCCCCAGAAGGTATAGAAATTGCGTCACCGACACGAAGGTCTTGCTCAAATAGGGTATTGAAGCCGTTGATTGTTGCCGAAGCAGCCGTGGTTGACACAAACCCTGAGATTTGAGTTGAACGTTCTAGTACAGAATCAGCTTGGAATGTTGTTGCCCCAGCACCAAGACCGCCTGAAGCAACGTCTTCTGCGTCAGAAAGAGAAAAACTTTTAACATATTCAAACGTATTGTAAACAGCAGAAGAAATCTTCAAGGCTGTTGAACCGGAGTTTGTGACTAGGTTATTAGTTTCTGCGCTATTATTTGAAGTTATGTTCTCGCCATTAGTACCAGTAATGAATTTACCTGTGGCTGAGTTGACCCAAATAACGTTGTTGTCAGTATCGATCTCGCGGACATAACCACTTGACCTAGAAGTGACACCAGTAATGTAAGAACCGACTGTAAGCTGCGATGCAACAAGAGAATCGTTCATCACAAGTTTAGTGCCTATTTTAACATCAAATAGGAAAAGCTTGAACTGATCGTTTTCGCCGAATACATCGTTGTCGGAAGCTTGGTTTCCGCTATCGAATTCAAAGCCACGTACACGCGCCTGTCCGATTATTTCACCAGTTGCTCCAGGTTGGTCATAAAGGTTCACGACTGGGTAGTCTTGAATCTCAGAAGAAGCGCCAACAGTATCAGGCATACCAACTACTTTATTGACTCGAATGTAGTTGCCGACTTCCATAGTAGAAATTGCGCCATCAACACGTTTCGTGTCTCGAGGTTTTTCGATATCAATGAAACGAGGTACAACTGTTTCGATTTCATAACCTCGAACATACGCTTTACCTGGAGAGATTTGAAGCGTCATCAAATCGTTCGAAGGCGTATTCCCGTCTTCAGTAGTCTGGTCCACTTCATATACACCGCCATTAATACCGTCGTCCAAAGATTCTCTGATCTTGTACGAGAATGGTTTGACAATGTAATCCCCTGATTCGTCGAAAGTTCGGCGAGCAAGGTTTTCTTCAAGTACTGAATATTCAGTTGGTTTAGCTTTAGCTTGTTGGACACCATTAACAACTCGAGATAGTTCGATAAAATCGGCATCATCAGTGGAATCCAGAGGAATATGCGTTAGCACCAAATCTAAAGAGTAACGGTCTGCGCCTATAGCAGAGTTGTTAGGAGTACCACTAGCATTATCTAGAAGGCTATCGTCCTCAGAAGCAGTAACAATAGACTCTACGACCTTTAGACCAATCCTTGCGTTTGGTTTATTGTCATACTTAGAAATTACAATGCGCTGTTCGTCTACTAGTACAAAGTGACCTTTTACGAAGTAAACGCCTTTGGTGATAGCAGCAGATGAAGCGACCGCTTTTGCGTTATTAGTAGCAGTGACCGCTACAGTAAACCCTTTGGCGATACCGTTGATTGTAGTTTCGCTTGTAGAATATAATTCTTCGTTATCGGCAAATGTAGATGTTACACGGTCTTTAGATGCGTTGACATACGAAACATATATTGTTGGTGGGTCGGTCTCGGTGCGCTCTTCGTAAGTAATCACTCGGGCAACAATACCAGTTTCTCGACCAACAATAGTCTTTCCGACTAGTTGATCAAGGTATTCGTTTACGATAAAAGAACCGTTTGCGGGATTAAGTTTTACCGCATTAAAGTTGTTTACATACGAAAAGGTGCCGTCTAATACAGCCGCACCATCTTTGAAAATATGCCTACCATGACGCTCGATCTGTTTTTGTATGATCGTTTGCATCTGGGTAAGCTCTCGCGCTTGGACGGAAACTCCAGGTTTAAACAGAATTCGGTAAAACTGTTTATCCTCTAAGTAATCGTCATAATATGGCGCACCTTCTAAATTTACTGCCATCTACATTTTCTCCAATGCTCATCTTAGAATTTGATGAATGTTCTCAAGTTTACAATCTGTGCCGCACTTTTACGGAACGGTGTACGGTTATTTATAAACACCATCGAACCTGAAAATTTATCAATCTGAGGGTATACAATATCACCCTCATTAGAACCAACGGTGACAGCGATTGTGGTTAGGTCGTCCCTCAATAGGACGTCTCCAGCTTCCGGTGGAATATCATCAGCTTGTTGTACAAGTAATTTAACACCAATAACATTTGAAGATCCATCCTTAAGGTCTTCAACCGCAACAATGTTATAAGGCGTTCTTGTAGCGGATTCGTATAGAATTTCATCAAGCTCAAAATCTTGTTTTGATAGTGATTGACTTTCTACGTTAAGTAGGAAACAACAAGAACCTTCAGAATAAACAGGTAATTGCGTCTCGTCAGCAACTACATATTTCCTTGGATAAAATATCAACCCGCTTTGACGGTAATCGTTCCTCAAAGCAACGCCTTGGTTGCTGTCGTTTTCAGTACTAACCTGGAAGCCAAGTATTGATGCGTAAGACTCTTCTATGATGTTTCGACCATGTCCGCCAACCGGAGATATAATAACGTCTATTGAAGCGCCAGATCCAGTGCCAAGAGGGTCATATATTTGAACTTCCGCTTGAGTGTATTTTTCGCCATGATCGGTGATTGTCACTGAAGTTATAGTCCCAGTTTCAGGGTCTATAACTGGGGTACAAGCACCATTAACACCGTTTCCTACAATTGTTAGGGTTGTTTGGTTTGAATAACCTGAACCACCATCGTTGACGTAAACAAAACTGATGTCACCATCAACAGCACCTAATTCAACACCAGCCTGAGTGCTAGTCACATCACCTTCATTGAGGTCAAGCGTTATGCTACCGCCAGTACCAGTGACAAACCCCTCGTCTTGGTTTATATTCGCTGTTGCCGAAGTATAGTTTTCACCAGGATTTAGAATTGTTACTGCTGTTATAGTACCTGGATCCCCAGGACCGTTAGATTCGTCGATAGTGAGAGAGATCTCAGCGCCGAAGGCTCCAGCATTACCGCTAACTGTCACATATGTGTGTTCAGACTGATATCCTTGACCTCCAGTAAAACTGCCCAATTCAATCCTTTGAGTTAGGTAGCGACCAGCAACGGCTTTTTCTACTGGAATATATTCTGAGGTTGCGAATTTAGATCTAGGGATTAGACCTATAGTCGCCATGTACTTCCAAATGTACCCGTCTTCAAACGGACCAATATAGTCTGTATCAGTACCTGTAGGTTTGACAGTCGATGGTTTGCCGTAGTTGTTTGATATACATTTGTAAATGTTATATTCGTCAGTAACAACAAACATTTTAGCGTCAGCGATATCTTCGGCTAAAGAAGGTGCTGGGAATGATGCCGAGTATCTGGTATCATACATATCGTATATTGTACCGGATTTCCAATCTTCCCTTGGGATAACGAATGAGACGTCAGTAGATGTAATTGGACGCATGCCAATTATACCTTGACGTGTTTCATACTCAAACTTTCGGTCTGCTGTTGGTATGGGGGCTAGTTGATCGCCATCCCCTTCCCAGGGCAAAGGACGCCCCAGGAAGAAGAAAGCCCTAGTCGTGTTTGTTCGAATACCTTCGTAGACGATAGATGCTATATTAGCATGTATATCATTCTTTAGTACCGTTGGCATGACTATTTACTCCAATCTAAATTATGGGTTTGGAGTAATCTGGATAGTCCAAGTGATAGTGATAGTATCGCCTTGCTCTTTAGTTACTACAGGGAAAGTAGTACGACAAACCATACAGTTATCTACAGTTGCGCCACCAGCGTTATCTGTAGTGCTAGTAAATAGACCAGCTTCTGTTAGGGCAGCATTTGCTTCATCAACACCAAAAAGTGCTGAAGCGATGATGGTGAAGTCATCGTCGACAGTTAGTGATACAGGTGACTGTAGAGAGTTGCGGTGAACTTCAGCGATAAGTTTTTGCTGACCTTTTGCTGCTTCAACGTCGCTTGTCCCCACCCCCATTGCTGTGATATCTGCCGCAGAAGATAGACCAGTGGTCATGCGCGCAGCGATCCATTTAAGACCTATATCAACGACAAGGTTCTCTGTGTAAACAACTTCAGTTTCGCCAGTACGTCCACTGGTTTTGCTAATAGAAAGTTTACCATTAGCACTTACGAATTCTGCTTTTTTCATTTAAGAATTACTCCGGTTTTAAAAGTTTTGGTAGTCGGTCGCGTAATCAAATACATCTTCGAAATACGATCCGCCTGATTGTATATAGGGGCTAGAGTTAGTGCCAGCGACAGAACTTCCTGCCGTAACAGCTGGACTGCTATATGGTTTATTTATACTCATTTCAGCAACACTTCCAGGGATTGAAGTAGATGAAACGAGCGGTTTATTTACAAAATTGTATGTTCCATTATCAACGAATCTTGTAGGATCTATTAATTCTGGACCAAGAAGTTTAGTTCTATAGAAGGCAATGACATCGTCAAACCTGCTATTATCAATTGTATCTATAAATTCTGATTTATCTTCAGCAAATATGAAGTCTTTCCCAAGAACAGAACCTGTAACAGCCTTTGAATCCCTATTGGCGCTTGGGTTCAATCCGAATGTTATGAAATTAGTTTGAGTTTCCACACGAACTAGGACAGCTGGGTCAACAAGGGCTTTACCCATACTCCAGTAATCTTCTTGTACTGGATTATCTACTTCGTCTCCTCGACCAGTAGCTTGAGTAAGTTCTTTCTCAAATTCCCAAGTTTCGTCTTGAACAACTCTTTCTGGGGCAATACGGTCGCCCCTGTTGGTTGCCTCAGTAAGGTCTTTCTCAAATTCCCAAGTTTCGTCTTGAACAACTCTTTCTGGTGCTATACGGTCGCCTCGACCAGAAGCCTCCGATAAGTCCTTAAGGATAATTAATGTATCGTCGTCGACAGGGTTATCTACTTCGTCACCACGCCCAGTGTCTTGTGTAAGGTCTTTGGTGAAGTACCAAGTTTCGTCTTGAACGATATCATCTACATTATCGCCACGCCCAGATTCTTTGGTCAGGTCTTTCGTGAAGTACCAAGTTTCGTCTTGAACTATGTCGTCTACATTATCACCGCGACCGGAATCTTTAGTGAGGTCTTTGGTGAAGTACCAAGTTTCGTCTTGAACTATATTGTCTACGTTGTCCCCACGATTATATGTGTGGGTTAAATCTTTGTAGATAGCAAAGGTTTCATCGTCATTGTTATCGTCAAAGAATACTGCTTCACCGTAGCTATCGACGCCATCAACTAAAGGCAATTCTAGTGGGTTGGAGTATGTGAACAACAGGTTGTAATGGAAAGCCAAAGCCTCGTCGACACCAACTTCAACGTCAATGCTTTCGTTTATGCTTTGTTGACCAAACACTTTCATACCAGCCGGATGAACTGAACGAAGAACAATATCTTCAAAGTCAGTAAAGTCGACCGAAGTATCAATTACATAAGAATAGTCTTGGTAATAGAAATTATCATGAATTTTTACTATATCTGACAAGAAACCTTGTCGGTCAACGTAAGCTGGGTTCGTTATACCTACAATATCATTACTGTACGCTATTGTTGCTGGGGTGCCCGATAGTAATTTAGGCGAAACGCTTGAAGAAAACGTTTCGGGATAATCCCAACCAAAAGAGTTGAAATCTAGGCTAGTTATTGCTCCATTAACATCGACTGAACGGACAACAGCTTTCGCTCCGCTACCATTACCTTGTTGTAGCAATGGGTTCCATATCGAACCGATAAGTGGTTCGGCAATGGTCTCGTCGATCCAACGTAATTGTTGAGGCTCAACTTCTAAACCTGAAGCTCGACGCATCAACAGAATCATATCGTCTGTGCCGATAAATCCATCGTTGTTTATGTCGCCTCGACAGAAACCTGGGAAGTCCACGTCTTCTTGTAGTAGGAACGATTTCAGTTTTTCAGAAGAAGTATCTTCAAAGTCTGGGAGTGAAGCAAGAACTAAGTTAGTGAACTCTACTTCAGTCACGTTTAAGTAATCTTGGAATGGTCCACCTTCAGCTAACAAAAACGTTTCAATATTATCTTTATCTGCTTGAGAGTAGAACCCATCAAACGTGTGTACGCCTGCTTGATCGTATTCATAATAAGCGTAATATGCGAGCTTCTGTAGGTCGTCGGCATCAATATTTCCGCTTTGACTTATATCAGCACGTTGATAAACACCGCCTTCCGGAATTCCAGTAACCCAGTCGTTGACTATTTGTTCTGGCGGTGTATCGTCATCTAGACCTACCGCAAGTCGAAGGATGCTCAATGCCAGAGACAACTCTCCGACATTAGGATACACAGCCTGTATTTTTGCTACGTTGGTCGCAACTTCCGCAGTAACTGTTAGCCCAACTAATGCTTTGAGGGCGGCAAGCGCATCGGAAGAACTGACACTACCACTATTATTCAAGTCACCGTATCTACGTGGAGGTTCTACCGATGTATCTAAGCTTCCTAAGAATACCGCAAATTCGTTCGCAAACCCTGTGTCAACTATTCCTTCGCCAGTTGGGTCAAAATTAGCCAAACTTGTTAAGGCGTCTGCAATAGCATCCCAGTTGATATCCAAGTTAGGGGTTACAGAGCCACCTTCAGGAACAACGATAGCTTGAATTACAGCACCGTCACCTTGGTCGGATTCGATAGTCACAGTTGTTCGAACTGGGTCGTAACCTTGACCTCGTACAACAACCTCAACAGATTCTATTGAAGAGTCGACCGAAGAAACGACAGGGTAGATTGAAGCAACTTCGTTTATTTCAACATTTCCGCCAACGCTAATTACCGCTCTAGGGGAGTAATTGGTTCCGCGCTCAACGATGGTAGTGCCAACGAGGGAACCGCCTGAAGTTTCTGGAACTATTACAGCATCAGTCCCTGTGACTTTATTTGCGGAGATTAGTGTTATTACTGGGGTGTATAGGCTCCCAGGATCTGAAATAACAACGTCTGTTACATATCCGTTTAGTGTGACTACATCTAATAAAGCGGGGTCGGTTGTGAACCCTGAAACAACAGCTTCTGGGCATGAATAACCTGAACCTCCAGATGAAATTTCAACATCGAGAATACTGCCTAGATAAACTCGAGGATAAACGACTGCTGTTACTAAAGGCGTGCTTGCGCCATCATATAATGAAATAGAAGGGGTGTCTAAACCAGAACCTGGATCAGTCACCTCAACGTTTGTGATTGTTCCATTAGAATCGTAACTGAAGAATAGTGAAGGTTGAACAGTGAATCCTGGGATGTCAGCAATGCCAGTGTTTCCTACATTATAACCTGTACCACCATTTAATACAATTATTTCATCTAACCCACCGTTTTTGTAGATTGGGTATATTCTAGCACCCGATCCTGGGTTAGCGCCAGAATCTTCTACTGTCAATTCAGGGTATAGATATCCAGAACCAGCTTCATCAACTTCAACTGCGCTTATTACACCGCCAGTAATTTCAACACTGTAAGAAGCTCTTCGGGTTGGAGTACCAGAACCCGATTCAATAGCATCTACGCCTTCGTACCCGTATCCAGTAGATATAGAAGATAATGAAGCAATACCACCAGTAGAATGGTCAACGTTTAATGTAGCAGTTGCTCGAACGCCACCTGACACGTTTTGTGCTGGTATATAAACGCCTGCGGTCGCAGAAGCGTAGTTTGTACCGAACGTGTCCATCACCACAGCGGTCACGCTGCCGTTTAGGTCGAACTCCACCTTAGCGGAAGCAGTTACGCCATCATCGACTGTACCTGTAACAGCGCTAGTTCTGACGAATGTGACACGATAGCTTCTTCTATTGTTAAGGTCATAATTGTAACCTGGATATACAATATCAACGCTGGTGATTTCACCATCAACAATAACAGGCTCTAGGATAGCGTTATGTTGATCGGTCGGCAGAGCCATTGTAACAGTCGGAGCAGAACTGTAACCACTACCACCGTCAGTTACGTTAATTGCCGTCACAACGCCTCTAGAGTTAATTACAGCCTCTGCGCGAGCGCCTATGCCGTCCCCTGTGATATTCACATTAGGTGGGTATTTGTAACCGAAACCGCCATCAACAACAGCAATACTAGTAACAGCGTCGCCCGTGATAAAAGAATTGGCAGTAGCGCCAGCTGTATACGGGGCATCTATTGTGACTTCTGGGTAATCGTTATAACCTGCGCCAGCGTTATCTATGAAAACTTCATCCAACGAACCGTCTTTAAGCGTATAATCAAGTTCAGCTGGCGTGGTTATATTCCCGCCACCAGTTATAGAAATTTCAGGCGGAACTGTATAGCCAGTACCTCCGTCCAAAACTTTGACGTAACTGAAGTATCCAGACAACTCTTCATTAACTTCAGTGACTGTACCATTAGGGTATTTTACACGAACGGTTTTATCATTACCGCGAATGATGTTAGTGACTTCAACCGTACCCAAACGAGTTTCAATCTGAATCTGTTCAGTCAACGTACCGTCAGAACGAACGTCAATATCAACACTTTCGTTTGTTATATCTCTTGTATATTCAACAGGGATTAGGCGATAGTACGTGCGCGAACGTCTGCCCCAACGAGATCTCCTGGTTATTTTCTCTCGCAAGTAAATGTCAGGGATACCAAGAACGTCATTGTACGCATTATCACGTTCGTAAGAAACTACATCAAACGTTTCACCAACCCTGAAACCTGAACCCCCATCTTGAATGGAAAGGATTTTACTCAATGAAGGTTTATGGATTAATTTAACATCGCCGAGACGGATGATACTCCCATTATAAAAGAAACCGACGAACGAGCGGTTGAAAAATATTTGGTAAGTATTGTTGCCTTTGTTTACAACACGGTTTACCTCAACCTCAAAAGTCTGTGGAGGCGAACCAGGAAAGTTAGTTTCAACTTCAGCGAATTTACCGATTAACTCATAAGGGTCTCCGCTGGCTAGGTCAGCCATAATTGAATATTCGCTGAGCCATGTACCAGAAGAAGGTTTTAGGATGTAATCTTTTGGTAGGGTAATTTCAACTTCTTCTCCGAACATAATTCGGAAAAGCATTTTGACTGAATCTAGAGAACCTTTCGTCGCGTAAATGCGAGACATATTTTGAATAATATTTACACGATCAGAATCTTTGTTGATCGGATATCCAAAACCAAATTCTCCGTGAACCGTATCTAAGAAATTGTCAGCGGCATCCGTCAAATCCCTCTGTATAGAAGGGGAGTTGATTATGTCAGAAGGCATTCCATCTTGATTCAAGAACTCATAATATTTCTTAATGAATTCAACGAAAGACCCGCCAACATTGACAAGGTCTTCAGGTATGACTGAGGGTACTCGGTTTTGTTCTTTATTCGCCATTATTAATGTCTCGAGAATGTAGTGTAACCCGACAAGCCTGTTGAGCCGAGGATAGATACTGAATCAGATTCACCTTCGACAACTATTTCAGCCGGAACGATACGAATTAGCTGTTTATATTTAGGGGCGATATCAAAAGAATCTGGCTTGACTGTTAATGTTATTTCGTTCGACAAATCAAATTTCAAATTATTTAATGTAACAGTACCTTTGGATGGGTTGACAGTACCTATGGAAGTTGCGCCAGTGACCTTATAACCAGTGGTGGTGTCTACCATATAGATATTGCGCAGAGGCTCTTGCCCGACCAATGGTTCGTCTTTTAGCGCACACAAAACTCCGTTATAGAAGAAAGTAGAAGATTCCAAGGTTGATTCTTCTTCAGAAGAAACGTAAATTGGGTTGGAGAATGTAATAATATAATCTTCATTTTTTAATGGGTTTGGTCTAAACGATTTAAACATTTTAAGTTTAATTATTGAGTTGAGTATGCCTGGATCAGCATCGTCAATATCGCATAGTAGGTTTGATGAACGCAAAACCCCATTAAATCTATTCAAGTTCTTATCGTTATGAGCGACAATAGTGTCGTATACAATAGATTTTAACTCGCCAGCGGTTTTTACAGTTTTGTTCAAATCATATTTGTATTGAACTGTAATAGCTAGGTTGGTGTATTCAGCAGGAACTACTTCAGTTGTAATCGCGCCTATATTTTTGGTCTTCAAAAAGTTTTTGATTGAATTCATAAACGCCGAAGTGACACGCTCTTCGTTCTTTAGTGCTGGAGCAATAAAGACTTTACCGTAAGCTGGCGGATCGTTATCTTCTCCACCCCAAACAGCAACGTCTTGAATATTCTCAAACTGGTTTAGAACTAATGAACGGTAATCGTCTGCTGTAACTGCTCGGTTCTGGGAAGAATATTTTATAGGAGCGTTGAAACGTATAGAGTCAATATTCTCGCGTTCTGCGCCATTGAAAGTTTTTGTAAACCCTTCTGACAAAGATACAACGATTGAACTTTCACCGTCTATTGAATCGTTTGCTGAAAGTGTTCGGATATTGTTAGCTTCTTTACCATTACAATCTACGTATTCAATTTTAACAACAGCACCAGAAGGAGGTGTACCGCCTAAGAAATTATCGCCGAAATATACCTCATAACGCCCGAATGAGTTTTCTCTGTAATAGAAAGCTTCCGAATCAGAACCTATTTCAGTTATATCTTCATAATATGTGTAACTAGAGAATTCTTCAGTGTTTGGGTTGGGGAACACTTTAACACTCAAAGTCGTCATATCTACGTTATCGGAAGGGATTTCGTATTTCGCGAACTTATTGAGACCGTCTATTCGATAACTTATACTTTTCAATTCACCTTCGTATAAATTAACGTTGGAAAACTTGAATGAATTATCGGTCGCCTTTATCGCTGAATATGGCGTTAGGGTGATAAAAGTATATGTCTGGTTGTTTATTTTACCACTAAACTTTTGCCCACGTTTAATTGTCAAGGGGCTATTAGAAGATTCGTTCCCCTGAATGTGGACGTCAACAGATATTTCTGAGGAAGTTCTTGACTTGGGAATGTAGCCTAGTTGTTGTGCGTGAGAAACAACGCTCGAGCGAACCTTTGCGGTATCCAGAAAGGTTTCGTTTAAGTTGATGTGCGCCAACATAGCATTATATTGCGTATTGTAAGCAAGCACGTCTAGCATAACTGACAAGCCCGAACCATCAAAATCGTAATCGGTGAACTCGTCCTGAGACTCCATGAATTCCTTTAATTTAGTTTTTATGGAATCGAAGTCTAGCTTTGATAGGTCGGTTAAGTTACTCATTTATCGTAATCTCTCTAAGTAAAGTTCGATGTCAAGTTCGCGTGACGAACCGACAATAGACACCGTTATTGTAATTTCGTAAGAGTTTTTGTCAGCATTATATGCTACAATTAAATCAATAATTTTGACTCTTGGTTCTTGTTCGCCGATCGATGTCCGGATCTCGTGTTCGATAGCATTCTTCGTGAAGCCGTCAGCAGGTTCGAACAAATACTTCTTAAGGTTACATCCGAGTAATGGATTAAACGGACGTTCGCCTTTTTTGGTTAGCAATATGTTCTTAACGGAATTCTTTATTGCGTTCAAGTCTTTTACTGGACGAACGTCACCGAACTCCGGATGTAGTTTAAATGCGAGGCTGAGGTCTTTGTATTCTTGTACAAGACCCGTGACCGATGACTTGCTGTCACTAACAGCGTCTGATAAGTTTCTAATGCTCATACGGTTATTTATACCTTAATTAACCATTTGCGAATACGTTTGGAGAACCGCCAGTCATAGCGCCAGCGTCAGCACTATCCCCTATTCTACCCATCGGACTACCTTCGCAAAATACGTTAGGTGAACCAGCGTTAAGAGCAGCAACGTGAGGTACACAAGGTGGATCAGCACCAATGGTGTGTACCGCAGTTGGTGCTCCAGGGACAGCAATCAAGATACCGTTAGCGTAGACTGATCCTTGCGCTGCGCCCGCCAAGGTTGTTGAGCCAGTACAAGGGTGACCAGTTGATAATGGGTCGCCTATTCTTACAGTTGCTGGCATAGTGTACCTCTTAGTTGTGGTGAATTGTTGGTGCGTTATCCGACATTTTACCGCCTGAGTTTCGAGTCTCAGTGGATCCAATATCTGTTTTACGTGAACCGCCAATATTTTTGGTGACGTTTTTACCGACTTTAGAAGTTACGTTCTGGTCGATTTTTTCAGTCCAGTTTTTCTTAACATTGATATTTACATTACCGTCCACATCAATGTTCCAATCCTTTTTAATGTACATATTACAGTTGGCGTCTATTGTTAGATTGACGTTACCCATCACATGGACATTATCATCCTTTGCCACAATTGTGTAGTTGTCTGCGACTATCTTAGTGACAATAGTTCCATCTGGGTGAACTTCTCGGAACGTACCTGTTCTATGGTATTCGTGGATACGCTCTGCGCCTTCGGTATCGTCTACTTCAAATATGTGACCCGATGTAGTTTGGTGTACACGGTTGTAGGGGTATTCAGCAGCAAACTCTGTAGGTGGTTCATCCCAAGTCCCGACCGGAGTTTTAACTGATTTGTCAACACCATCCTTCTTAGCCTTAACTATTTCATCTTCTGTATCTTCACCGCGAGCAAGTTTGTTAACATCAGGCTCGCCGATATACTTTTCTTTCGGGTAATTGCCATCAGGGTCTTTGAACCCAGATGTACTAGGTTTCTCTTCAAACTTAGAAGCAATAGAACCCATGACGACTGCGTCTTGATACGCATTATCCCTGAAGAAACCAACTACCCAAGAACCTTGTAGTAACCCATGAGGAGATTCCATTAGTCCGGATATACCCGAAGAAGTTGCGGGCATCATCACAGTTGACCAAGGCAAATCTTCGGTAGGTATGAGAGTGGTGTCTTCAGTATGGATACCGAACATGCGCACGCGAACCCTATTCATTTTTTCTGGGTCGTGAATATCTTCAACAACTCCAGTAAACCATTCAAAATTATTCATTATCCACCTAAATTATCATATCGACCTTCAATCAAGGATCTATTGATTGAGTCTTTTCGAACTGTTAGTACGACGTCATAAATCCCCTTTCGGTTGAACTTATGTACGATGTTGTATACCACATATTTACCTGACATCAAAGCATCTTCATGTTCACTGACAGTCCCAGGGTCCAACGCAGGCGGAACTTTAATCTCTATCGTCTTTCCGACAGACAGGTTAGAGTCACCATGCAAGGTTACGGTATGCGATACAGCAAATGCGTTTTGACGTATGGTATTTTGTTTGGCTATAGAATCAGCAATTTTGTTGTTAAGGTTATCCGCACCTTCAAACGCCATCGTGTTTTCGTTTATAAAAAACTCAACTGGGTTGATATAATCACCCATCGACTTTCCGGAAATAGTTAGCGCTGAAGTTCCGGTGTATTCCTTATCCATTTTGGGCACACTTTCCGAGAACGCATTATATTCAACCTTTGTATACTTTTTGGTTGAGATGTCGACCTCTTTTATGATGCTATTGTAAGCTCCGTTCTTTACATTCTTATATTGAGAAGAACCAAGTTTACTGTCTATAGACTTTATTCGTATCTTATTATCGTCGTATGACTTTTTATTATGAGCAGAGTCGGAACTATTTTCTGAGCGCAATTCATACTTATTGACTGGTTCGGAGGATATCATGGTGTCATACGAATTTAATTGTATGTCGTTCCACAAGGTTTCGTACATGAAAAACATAGAACCGTTGCTCTTTTGTGCCCTAGACAAAAGCATCTTAAATGTGTCGATGTACGTTTTATTAGGGAGAACTGCTTTGTAGTTACCTTCGATAGAACCGTCTAAAACATTCAACGCCAATTTATTTTTAATATGTCCATACAATGTGTTGAGTATATCAGTTAAATTGCCGTTGACTGACTGAGAGATACGTTTAGATGAAGCCGCAAATGATTCTTCAGAAATAGCTTTTAGTTTGTACGCCTGACCTTCATTACTTGGTCTTGCGTATGCGCCTATGCCCAGCACAATTAGGTGTTTTGTTTTTTGGACCGGATTGCCGTCATATTCATCAACCTTAATCAAGGTCAACTCTATCTTTTCATTACCTGTTATGATGTATTTTTCAATAAGGTTTACAGCATCAACTATGGTAAATTCATAAAGGCTGAAGAGCGATGTTATTCCTTCGGTTACAGTAAACTCATCAATTATTTTGCTAATGTCTATACGCTTGCCAGCGTAATTGACCAACACAGCTTCGTGGAGTTTAAAGTGACCAGGAGTTATTTTATACTTATCAAGCATTTACAGCCTTCCTGAATTCAATAGAGAAGTCTTCTATGTACTCTCGCTTCAGAACCCGAATAGATCTTCTTTCATCATTCATTCTTTTTTCATAATCATAATAAGAAATTTCTCGCAGAGGCAAACGGTAGTTTTCAAAGTTGCTGATTAAATTACCATCTTCGTCTTCATAGTGGTGAACCGATTCAGCGTAAGGGCGGATCGTGAACCCAGTCCCTTCAGGATTACCGAAGAAAGTTGTGTTCGGACCATAAATGTTTTCCGTTTGCGTGAATACGTGATTTCCGGTGTATTTAAACGCTATCTGATTCACTTTTGCGTTGCGCGCAGTAACAATAGCATTTGGCGTTATCGTACCAGCATTATCATAACTTAAAGTAGAACCTATGGCAAAGAAACCTTGTACTGAGTTTAGGTTCATATCATCTTCGACAGTGCGATGTCCTGTTATAGCATACCCTTGATACTTTTCGCTAACATACTCTTCAAATTGTTTATCCGTCATTGGCCAATCTGTGTGACCATATTTCAAGTGGTTGTTAATTATAAAGAAAGTCCAATGAAAATCGGTGGTGCCGTAAAGTTCATACGAGAGTTGGTCTGGGCGCTGATCCGCTATTTCTAACAAACGATATGGCGTTATAGAATCAAATCTTTTATCAACAATCCTGACTTGTTTGAATATGTCCGGAATCTTGCTCTTCAGGTTGCGCCCAAAGATGTCGTACTCTGTAGTTGGAAATTTATTGAAAAAAGACATCGTTATACTCCAGACAAAGTTCTAATTTCATCACGACTCAATGCCTTAGACTCACGGAAAGTAAGCTGACATGAAACTTCGGTAGGCGCACCATCATAGTGGGTCATATTACCGCTTGCGTTGTAAACTGTATTCATCGTGGAAAGATAACATTCATAAATCATAGGCAAGTAAGGATTTGGTGCTCCGTTACTGTAGAACATAATAACCCAAAGCCAAGGGTATTTTAATGTCAAATTTTCTTTTTCGGCATACATGTTTATCCTAAAAGAATCAACAATTTTCTTTATTGCTTTGGCTTCGTCTGAAGAAGTGGCTACCATTTTAAACTCAAAGGAGAACGAACGTAGCTCTGAGTTGGTGTACTGTAGAACGGTGTTAGGGTTAATTGCCCTTTTTTGATCATACAAGTACATGTCTCGCGCTCTATCTACTGTGCTCGAACCAAGTCCAAAGTTACTGAAAGACTTAGAAAGAACTGCCGCGTCCATACTTGAACCGGAACCAAATTTGGTTCTTAATGTATTCTCTAAAGCTTTAGAATCTTGGGTCAACAGCGCTTCCCCGACTCCGTCGCCGAGTACGCCGAGGTCGAAGTTACCGTAAGAAGCACCGTCTCCAACTTGTAGGTTGTTGGGGCAGTATAAGTGAATCCACTGATTCTCGCCTGTTGTTGGGTCAAAGCCCAGTATCTGTACTCGGTCAGCAGAGTCGCTAAGGTTGAGCGGATATTTTAGAATTGACATTTTATGAATCCGTTGAATGTTCTTTTGTTTATTTATAAGGATAAATATAGAATAAAGGATTCGTTATGGGACAATATTACAAAGGTACGTACAAACTTAAGAAGCCCGAGAAGTACAAGGGCGACCCAAATAAGGTAGTCTACAGAAGTAGCTGGGAGAGGGCAGTCTTTAAGTATCTCGAAGACAACCCAGACGTGAAAGAATGGGCTGCTGAAGAAATAGTGATACCATATATATGTTCTACTGATGGCAAGCGACACCGTTATTTCATAGACATATACTTCAAAACAACGGCTGGTAAAGTTTACTTGATAGAGATAAAACCTGACAAAGAGACTATGCCACCTAAGACGCCAAAGCGTAGGACCAAACGCTATCTCACTGAACAACTAACCTATGTCAAGAACCAATCCAAGTGGAAGGCAGCGAGAGAATTCGCGGCAGATAATGGGGCAGAGTTCTACGTATGGACAGAAAAAACGTTGAAGTCATTAGGAATTAAAATTCTGTAGTATAAATATATAAAAGAAATTAAGGTATTGTATGGCTGATTCAATTTTCCAAAAAGTAGAGTATGAAGCGTTCCGTAAGGGTATCGCCCCACGCACAGCGCAATCAAGGGATTGGTTTCAAAACCGCCTCAAAGACATGAAGAACATCAACCGTCAGTCATTATTGAAAGACGAAGCATTGAAGAAGCGTCAGCGGTTCGGTATAGGAAACATGTATATGTTTTTCTACGATGCCAAGCACCGTAAGACTTTGCCGTATTACGATATGTTTCCGTTGACTATTATGGTTGGTCCAGCTCCAGGTGGGTTCTATGGTTTGAACCTTCACTATCTACCGATCAAGCTCCGTGCGACTTTATTTGATAGACTGTTGGAAACGACTAACAACAAACGGTATGACGAATCCACAAAGTTCAAATTGAATTACCAGATACTGCAGTCGGTTAACAAATTGAGCGCATATAAACCTTGTTTTAAACATTACCTGACGTCTCAAGTCGATTCGTCTATCGTTTTAGTTGAACCGCCTGAGTGGGAGATTGCCGTGTTTTTGCCAACAGAGCACTTCACAAAATCTACTCGAACCGTATGGGCAGATTCTAGGAAGAAAATCTAATGGCTTCAATAGATAACCTTATAACAGTCATAAACAGACGCGATGGTGTCGCTCGGTCAAATAGGTTTCAATTGAGTTTTGCGCTCAAGCCATTGGCCAACTCTTACCTTGGTGGTGAAAACACTAGGGATCTAAGGTTTTTATGCGAATCGGTTACGCTCCCAGGCAGGAACTATTCGACGTTTGAGTACGAGGCAGGCGGTTTCCAAAAAGCTCAACCATATACGTTTATAGACGGTGACGTTAGTGCTACCTTTTTAGTCACCAACGACTCATACGCCCGAAAGGTATTTGATGCTTGGCAACGTGCCATTGGCGACCCTGAGACATACCGCTTAAACTACAAAGAAGAATATGTATCCGACGTCTACATCGATATGCTAGACGCAGAAGGGAACTATAAATACGGTATGAGGTTGGAAAACGCATACCCTGCCACAATTTCAGATACAGAACTAAGTAATGCGTCAGAAAACGAATTTGCTAGATTGACTGTTACTTTCAAATATGACAAATATGTTTCCCTATACGAAGGGAAGTGAAACTACCATGAGGTGATATGAATGGCTTTACCTAAGTTAAATGCCCCAAGATATGTATTAACTATTCCTTCAACGAAAGAAGAAATTGAGTTTCGACCATTTGAAGTTAAGGAGCAGAAAGTTCTACTATTGGCTCGAGAGTCTGACGATCAGAAACAAATGATTCGGGCAACTCGAGACCTGATTTCAGCTTGTACTTTCAATAAAGTTAATCCGAACGATTTGACTATGTTCGACTTTGAATACGTATTCCTACAGATTCGAGCTAAGTCGGTCGGCGAAACTTCAGAGATTAAATTAGGTTGTTCTGAATGTGGTCACATGAATGACGCAGTTATCAACCTAGAAGATGCGCAGATTAAAGGCGATCTAGAAAAGTCTATGCGCATTAAAGTTACTGATGAAGTTGGTATCGTTTTACGCTACCCACGATTCAACATTGCGGATGCTTTAGGTAAGGTAAACCCTGAATCAGCAGAAGGATCAATTCTGGTTATTGCCAATTGTATTGAATCTATCTATGATGCGGACGATGTTTACCCTGCCGAAGAACAAACGCAAAAAGAACTAGTAGAATTCGTTGAGTCCCTATCGACCAGAAGCTTCCAACAGATTGTAGAGATGTTCCAAGATCTACCGACTGTTGCTATTAAGCACGACTTTAAGTGCGAGAAGTGTGGACATGATAATGACATTTCGGTAGAGGGGCTGAATAATTTTTTCTAATTGGCCTTGCCCACGAGTCCATAGAAAACTACTATAAAACAAACTTCGCAATGATGCAATTCCACAAGTATTCGCTTGATGAAATTGAAGGAATGATACCGTGGGAAAGGCAGATTTATGTCGCTCTGTTGACTGAACATATAAAAGAAGAAAACGAGCGAATTAAACAGCAACAAAAAAGGTAAGCGAAGTGGAAAACTTTAACCCTGACTTAGATGGTGATGGTGTAGTGACTGAACAAGAATTTAAAATGTACGAAAGAAAGGTTGTGGCTAAGAGACGGATGGCAAGTGGATCCGTGATAGCTATGGTCGTGTTCACCGGAATTCTTATGTCGCCGATCGTTCCTGTAGAAAGGGTTGACGCGCTTTCCGATATATTTTCAATGTTTTATATCACTATGGGTGGTATTGTAGCGGCATTCTTTGGTGTGTCTGCTTGGATGGGAAAGAAGTAAATGGCTAACAATCCAACTAATATGCCAGGAATGGCTGAACTTATCGAACGTGTTCGAAAAGAAGGCAGCTATACCAGGAACAGTAAAGACAACTCGCTGAAGACTGTTAAGCAAGCAGTATTGGCTCAAACCAATGTCTTGAGTAACAGCTTCTCGATGCTGAATACAATGATCATCGATCAGACAACTGAGATAGTTTCCGCTATCTCAGGTATGACCGTAGATTTGGGCGATAAGTTCGAGAAACCTAAAAATGAAAACAACGACCCTGCTAGCAAAGAAGAAAAGCGAGAGCAAAACAAGTTCTTCGAAGGTATATCTAAAGGGTTTGATGGATTAGTCAAAGGCGTTCAAAACATAGAGAAAGGAATATCCAATCTTTTGGACCAAGGCGCAAAGGCTGCTTTAGGTTTGGGTCTATTGACACTTTTCTTTGATCCAATGACAGTTATCGATGCTATCGTGGAAATTAGAGATTTCTTTACTGGCGCTTTCGATAGCATCAACCAAGCGTTGGCTGGCGATCTAGAGCCCGCAATGCAATTCATGAAAGATAATGTAATTTTGACTTCACTTTCTGCGTTGTGGGTGGTATCTAAGTTTGCGTTTGTTTCAACATTATTGCTCAACGTTGGTAAATTCATCGGTTCTCTTGGTTTTAGGGTATTCCAGTTTGGGTCATTGATTTTTAGTATCGGCAAGTTTTTCTTTATGCGTATCTTGCCAGCACTTTGGGGTGCGGTCGCTTCACTAGCGACTACCCTGTACACAGGCGTTATAGCGCTTTGGGGTGGATTCAAATCAATGGCTGCTACGCTATTCAGGACGATTATACCTGCTATTTGGGCTGGGATAACCACTTTAAGCGCATCGCTATTGGCAGGGATTACTAGCTTGATCTCAGGGCTGATGGGTATAGTAACAACTACTATTGCGCCAGCCATCGTAGCTATGGCGCCATTCGTAGCTATTGGCGCACTTTTAGCATTGACCCTCGGAGCTTTGGTAAAATCGGTTCAAGATGCTTACGATACATTCAAAGAAACGGGTTCTATCGGCGAGGCGTTAAAATCACTGTTTAGTAAGTTTACTGGATATTTTCTAGGTTGGCCAATAAACCTACTCAAAGAAGTCAGTGTGTACTTCCTCGATATGTTTGGGTTTGATAAATTGGCAGCTGAACTTGATGCTATGGACCCAGTTGGTGCTATTAGTGATATGATGAGCGATGTTATTGATTACTTTTCTCAACTAGCCGATGACGTCATTTTCTATGTCCGTAAGAAAGCTCCTTCTTGGTTGGGTGGCTTAACTGATGAAGAGATTGAGGCTGAGGAAGCTCGTCGCGCTGCCGCTGAACAGACTCGTATCGCTAAGAAAGCTGAACGCGAAGCGGCTAAAGCTGCTGCCGAACAGGATCGTTTGAATTCCGCTGAGGCTACTCGACTAGAGCAAATTGCTATTGAAAATGAAGCTGCTAGGCTAGAGCAAGAAAAACATCAAAAAGCCATTGATGAACAAAACAGACTACGTCAGAAAGCTGAACAAGAGTCTGCTGAACTCAAAGCATTCGAAGCTGAAATGGAAGCTAAAGGCTATAAGATGGGGGCTGACGGATTTACATATGAAGATCCTAATGCTTCTTCAATTGCTGACAAGATGGCTGCGATTGAGCAATCTATGGCAAGAAATAGCTTAGAAGAAGATTCTGTAAGAGCTAAGATTGCGGCAGCAAATGATGCGGCACAAGCTGATTACAAAGCTGCTATTGAAGCTGAAAATAGAATGGGCATTCCTAAGATAGAATCGCCTATGATTGGCAAATCTGCTGACGATCTTATGATGGAGTACCTTGGCGGGAATAGTGCTTTGAGAGATAACCAAGCAGAGAATAATGACCTTAGTGGTACGGGAATTCTCGGGGCAATACTAATGAATAGAGGTGGGGACACAATCTCTAACTCTTCAGTTAGCGCCCCCACCATACAGATGACCACTACGCCATCAAACGATAACGATGATTACTTCAGAGAACAATCAACGTTTGCTAATGGCATATTATAAGTAGTGTGCGTAAGTTGAAAGGATGTACTTCGGACCAGACTTAGGTTTGGTTCCTTTGTGGGGGTACATCCACAATGGCGGGAATAATACAACGTTGCCTTGACGGGCAAGTGATACAACCGCCCTCTCTTCATCATTGTCCCAATCAAATGCGGTTTCACCGCCTTCCTCAACATCGTTCAAGTAGAACAAACACACCATAAACCTTTTTGCTGAAGCGCGGTCGCCAACGTCAACGTGCCAGTCAAACTGGTCTTCATCGTTGGGGTCGTACCTCTTCATACGAAATTGTTCTAGGTCGAATTCCTTAGGAAAATACTTTATACCAAGTTCGTGCTTGTAATGTTTTAATACATGTTCAGCGCTATTCTTGATGACTTCAATTTCTTCCTCAAACCCACCGTGTTCATGGAGGTTTATCTCTTTGAACTTGTAATACGACTCATCCCTATCGATTTGGTCTTCTGAATATTTCTCAAACTTTTTGATGAGGGATTCGCACACACGAGCGGGAAGAGCCCTTTCAATTGCCATTATAAAGTCTAGAGTGTGCCTCATATCATTCCTAATGCTAGTTCAGTTGTTTCGTTAACCCGACGAGTCCAACCACGACCGAAGGTTTCAAAATGTTTTAGGCGTTCATAATAAGACTGACGATCCGCTTGGTAATGTTCAACAAGATCTTCTACAGTATGCTTATCAAGATAATCGCCCAAAAGCTTAATAGTCCTAGGACCGATAGCGCCATCAGCTGTTGCCCCGATAATTGACTGGAGGTACTTAGCCGCACGCCCAGTGCCAGCGTTGACCCCAAAGTCAAACACGCAAAGATCAAGCCCAGAAGGAAGTTCATCACCTTTCACCTTATCCCAATAATTACGTTTATAGATTGGTGCTACATCATCAATAGTCAATGAACGCATTACTGATTCATCAACGTCATGACCGACCCACTCTTCATATACACGTTTAGTCACGCCAAGATTAGTCATACCGCCAGGATCGGATGGATGGTTGACATATCCCCCTTCGTGCTTTAGTATGATATCGAGGCATTTGTTAAAATTTGATTCCATCATATCCTCCGGATAAATGGGAGCCACTGGGGCTCCCTCCTAGTCTTAACTGTCAGAAGCCAGTTTAGCAAAGTACGATAGAGTGTCATCGTCTTCTTCAACTTCTTCCTCAACAGCTGGCGCTGGTTTTGGGGCAGCTACCTTTTGCACTGGCGCAGGAGCAACTTCATCAAGGTCGATTGACTCAGCAGTAGTCATTGGGGTAGAGTTACCGCCGAGAACCTGATCAAGTTTCTTCTTCAACTCACTGTACGATTTGTAATTAGCTGGGTCGGTGAACTCAGAAAGTTTATACAGTTTGTTGTATACTTCTTCTTTAGACTCATCGTCGCCTTCAAATAGTTCAGAAGGAGCCGCAAATTCAGAAGAATCGTAGTTAGGGTATCCGGAAACCTGACGAATCTTAATCTTAAATTCAGCACCTTCCCACATATCGAATGGGTTCATTGGCTCTTCACCCGCAAACTCTGGCTGCATCTTATCCATGATTTTATCAAAGATTTTCTTACCAAAGGTGTAGAGTTTTACCTGACCTTCATTCTGAGGATTAGCTGGGTCGGAAACAACAAGAACGTTTGCTACGTAGTGTAGTCGACGTTTCTGCTTACGAGCCTGTTCTTTGTCCTCTTCAGAACCGCTATTCCAAAGCGTTGAGTTGTATTCAGAGACTGGGTCAGTTTGACCGATTGAAGTCAAAGAATTTTCGATGTACCATTTACCAGTTGGACCTTGGAAGCCGTGTGACCAGTACTGGACCCATGGAAGGTCTTCACCTTCTGCTGGCGGTAGGAATCGGATTACAGCGTAACCATTGCCGCTTTTATCGCGAGTTGGTTTCCACTGACGGTCGTCACCATAAGATTTCTTTTCACCACCACCTACTTTTTCTGCCGCTTTAAGCAGTTTGTCCATAGAAGATGAGCGAGATTTTTTTAGAGATGCAAATGACATATGTATGTATCCTTGTATTGCTTAGTATGTTTTAATTATCCACTTTATTCATAACGAGAGCCTATTATATAGGGTTTTCATTAAGAAGTAAATACCTTTAGAATAGATTTTTTGACTTTATTTTGGTCCACCGATAAGAAGGGACTATACTTTTCGATTTTGGTCTTTATGTCTGGCCACATTATTGTATCTGTAACCTTCTTATCGGCTTTCCTAACGAAACCAAGCATTTGATCTAAGACTACGACAGTCTCGAGCATGATTTCATCGGCGAGATAACTCTGGATGATTGGGGGATACTGACCGTCTTCAACTTTGAATAAGTCGTCGAACGAGCCGTGCGAAGATTCTAGAGTATAGAGATCTTGTTCCACCAAGTAGCCAAGAGATTCAACTTTCTTTAACCATTTCAAATATGTATCTTCGTCCTTTAGCATATCACCGACCCATTTTGAGTCATTGACGAAGAATGATACATAGTAGTTGATCAGGTCATGCGGATCGTTGAACTTCTTGGCAATTTTAGCGAAGAAGAACTTGTCCTTTCTCTTCCAAAACGATTTCTGGTTAGCGCTCGTCTTGTATTGATATTTTATGGCGTCATACGTTCCACCAAAATGTAATTTGAGAGCGTTGTAAAATCGGTAAGCGTCAAAAGGTTCAAGTGCCATAGTCATATTGGTAAAGTGTTACCACCCTTCATATAGTTAAGTTGTATTGCCTCAGCTTCAATTTTACCTTTGATCACATTAGTAATCAGGGAAGGTATGTCCTCAAAGTCGAGGCTCATTTCGTCGCAAAGTTCCATAATGGTATCAAGGTAGCCAGTAGAGCTAACCTTGACACGCTGTTCCACTAACATGGAGAACTTCTTGGGATTGAGAAATTGTTCTTCCATTTTACCCTTTCTTCTCAAAGATTGTTACTTTGTCAGCACGGAACGAACGCCATTCCTGCTTGCTAGTATCAAACGCTGGTACTGCATGTCCGCCTGGAGCGGTGATATTAGCGTCACCTTTAGGACGTTTGTCTTCAGGGATGCGATCAAGTTGGCGAGTACAAGTCATATCTCGAGTTTCCCCATTAACCTTCTCAAATACTACACGGTAAATTCCAGTAGAGAGGGCAGTAAACATTTCATCACGGTTAAACATTTCAATTCACTCCTTTGGTTGTTTCGAATACAGTCAATATAATATGTTTCATTTATCACCTCCGCATCGTTGCGTAATCTTTCGGATCAATTCCTCTTGAAACTGGAGCCAGTCCGCTTTTGTGGACGATTGTGATTCCGGTGATGTAGTCTCCGGTGTATCGCTTATCTCCTGGTCTAGAAGTATCGCACAACGTTGTCTTGAGGCTTTCGTAGCTTGGCGTTTCACGAGCGTAGCTCTCCGTGGGCACATATTCTTTGAACTCCGTTTTGCGTTTTTTGATACGGGTTTTTTCGTACTTGGCGCGAGCAGCTGCAGCTTTCATTTCTCGCTGCCGCTGCTCCTTCTTGCGGGCTGAGGTGCTCATATTAAGCCACCTCTTCAGTCTGGGCTACATTGAATACAGTGAAACGTTTTGGCAGCTTTTTCTTTTCCAGCTTACCAGTCTTTTCGTTTCGAACTTCTTTCTCAATGACGCGCATCAGCTGAATGCCTTTAGAACCTTTAAGGACTTTGCGTCCACAGCTACGTGCTTGGTTGAATGTCATAAAACGCTGGTCAGAAAAACCTGATTCCGCAAGGATCATTGCGTTTTCACCAGTGTAAGGTTTTCCAGTTACAAAGTTAATCATGATATATTCCTCAACTCAATTTATACATGTATTATAGTTGAAGGTTGCTGGAAAGTAAAGCGATTTTTAAAAATATTTTAGAATATCGTTATAACATTTAAGTATATGTTACAATCGGGTCCCGACAGCGAAGCTATTGAACCCAACGCCAGTCGATTCGACACACGCAGCCTTTACAGTTTTATTCACAAGCGCAGAAGTCCAAGAACCAGTTTCGTCGTTGACAAATACAAGCTTGAATATTTCATGGTCTGACTCGATCATAACTTCGCCCATGAATACGGGCTCTTCGTTATACTTCTTCATCCCTTCTAGGAAGTCGGCGAGGGGCATGCAAACAGCGGGGAGTTGAGCATTAGGTTGAGAAGCAAATGTTACAGAAGAAAACAATGCCGCAGCGAGGATTAGTTTTTTCATGACTTAATTCCTATTTTGTTAGATCAAGAAAGGATTTCCTCAATCTTTGCGATTAGTTGGTGACCTGCGACAGGTTTATACAACCAACCATCGGTTAGTTCACCCCTTCTGATAGTTGTAACCATCCTGGCGATTCCTTTATCGCCGGACACTATCAGTACTGGTATATTGATTTTCTTTTCATGTAAGTACAACACAAAATCAAATCCACTTACATAAGGCATTACCATATCGACTATCGCGATGTCGACTTCAGGTATGTTTTCAAGGTCCGCTTTACGAGGGGAACGCATCACTATTGGTTCATACCCGTTCTTAGCGAGGACTCGTTTATATACATTAATGATTGTTAAATCGTCGTCTACTATTAGGACTTTCTTTTTCATTAGGGGTTTCTCTTTTTAGAAAACAGACTGTACGTGGTCTTCTACGTACTCGCTGAACCTTACCACGCTTTACGCAGCCTGCTTTGTAAAAGTTACTGGCTCCCGACCTTTCGATCCTTATCCAGTATTATCAACCTACGTGCACATAGGAATTACAAGGAGGTTCTTCTCAGGATAGGCTTAGGCTCTCTATCTTCCATACACTGGAGTAGTGGAGCCTGATTTGAGCATCACTGTGAATTAGAAAGTACACTGATCCGCTTTCCTAGAACACCATCCCAAACTGCAGCCATGTAAGGGGATCTAGTTGCTGTGTTTTCAATGTACTTTAGAAAGAGCACCACACACTTTATCAGATGTGCTCCAGACTTAACTGGGGTGATGCTCTTTAGAAAACAGACTGGACCATGGCTGAGAGAAGCCGTATCGGTACTTCTCGCTGTGGAGGCTAGCACACTTTCCACGCTTTACCCAATCTGCTTTCTAAAATTGGCCTCAGGGCACCCTTAGGAGCTAATCATATTGGACTTCGCTTTACGTTACGACAGCTTTTAACTGAGAGATCGTAACAACTAAGACCCTGAGATATAGTGCTGACCTATGGGAGTCATCAGCATCGCAACTTCCAATCCCAACCTAGTGATCTTAAGTAGATAGTCTATGGCGTTTTACGACTAACTTTAACTTGCCAACATGTCACTGAGGTGTTGCTATTTGTCTACCTGTTTCCTTAAATGGGGTTTGAAGCCCACCGCTTACACTCTGCTTTATTTATAGGGTGATTGGCCACACCCATACGGAACGACTGTTTTCCGGAACGTCCCACCGTCGACAATACGGATTTCAGTTCCTTCATTTGCGACATAAGAAGTTGACTCACAGGTCTATTGGGGATATTAACCCCTTTTAAAACACCAACCTCTATCTTCGTCTCGTGTCCCCACCAACCTCTCGGAAGATTTCTCTTCACGCCAACCAACACATGGGGGACTCAGGGATCCTTTTGTTAATATGCAATGTACTTAATTGTAGCTATGCAAATTAAAATGTATGCTACGAGTCTTATGAGTTCGAACACACCATTTGCAATTACTTCTTTGTCTATCCGTGTCATTCAACACCTTACTGTTCCATTGTAGTGTTCAATTCAGAATAATTGGTATCCTCGATCTTAACGATCTGATCTTTAAAGGTTTCCTTAACTTGCTCTAAAGCAACTTCACTACGAGTGATTAATGTACCACCAGACTTCAATGTAATTCTTTTCATCATAAACATAATATAGTTTCCTTATTAATCAATACACACAACTGACACTTT